TCAAAAATGAATACTAGTTTTCGCTTCTTTTTCAGTCTGTGGGCTATTAAAAAGTTTGTCTAAGGAACCAGAAATTTTTTCATCTGAGCGTGCTTTATACTCATCGATTAGGTATGCGTATATCCGGGACGTGGTGCCAATATCAGAATGACCAAGACGTTTCGATATAATGTATAGGTCAATGTTCTGAGAGAGCAGGAACGCAACGTGAGAGTGCCGCAGACTATGAAAGTGAAATCCTTTTCGTGTGATGCCCAATGCTTTTAAGTCAGAGCGTAGAACTTTATTAACGCCGTTAGAGGTTGGAATGTCATGGGCAACGTTCTCAAATACCATTTCTCGGTTATTTGCCTTAAGTGCTTTCAGACTATCTAAAAATTGTTTGTTAACACGGATGGTTCTATTTGAGCTTTCGGTTTTAGTTGGCTTGAATCCACCACCTTCAACATAGTTCCATGATTTATTTATTGAGATAGTATTGAACGTGAAATTAATGTCTTTCCAAGTTAGTGCCATGATTTCTCCTAATCGTGCCCCGGTAAAGATGGCAGTCATGATCATGTATTGTGACGTGTAACGAGGATTGAGGTGATTCTGTACATAAGCTGTTAGTTGCTTAATCTCAGCTAGACTTAGGTAATCAATCTTAAGACTACGATTTTTATCATAAGTGATAATTACGTTATAAGTGAAGTCAGTTTCAACATCTTTTTCAAAAACAGCATTGCCAACACAAGCTTTAATTAAATTGTGCAGTTTCTTAACTGAATCTTTCGCATGATTTTTACCATATTGGTTTATGAATTTTTGGTAATCCCTACGAGTAATATCTGCAATACGTGCATGAGCAAAGTAATTTTCTATTTCAGTATGGACTAATTCATATCTACGAGTCGTGATATAGGCGAGATTAGGCTTGCGGTACGTCTCATACCACGAATAGAAGTACTTAGAGAACTCAATAGATGGCTTCTTTTCTAGTTCACCAGAAAATTTACTAACTTCGAATGAGTTAGCAAATTCCTCTGCGTCTCGTTTACGGGTGAAGGTTTTTCGTTTACTTAGGTAGTTTCCTGCATGATCTCTATACGAAATTCTTACTAGGTAACCTTTTTTCACACGTTTAATTTGTGCCATAATAAATTACTCCTTGTGATATACTAGAAGGGCAAAAGGGTGCAACAGTCCCGTTAGTATTTATTCAAGTTAAGCACATCCATCTTCTTGGCGGGAGTGGATGTGCTTTTTTGTTACAACGCGAGCGGCAGGAGTCGAACCTGCATCTGAAAGTATCTAGTCAGCAACTCAAAGGAGTACTATTCTACCGTTGAACTACGCTCGCATGTTGCCCGCTAGGCTGGTAACGGGCTAAAAACATTTTACATATTTAACGTGATATCGAAGGTCTTATCAGAATTGTTATCATCCATATTATCGGTGTCATAATTGGCATCAAACTTAAACCTTATACTTTTTAGTGACGAAGTGGAATCTAAGCTCTTAACAGGAATGGTTACATTTCCAGATTTTGTAGCACCTTTGGCGATGTCACCGTCCCACGATTCTAAAGAATCTGCTTCATGTTGTTCACCGTTACTATAAATTGCCGTCCCTTGTGTTGGATAGATGGATATGTCTCTAGTAGGCGAAATTACAAAGTGAATACGAACAAATCCAGAAGCTTGGAAAGTACCATCATTTGCTGATTTATATTTATACGAATGGGATAATTTGTAGACCGTTACTTTATCAACTTTAACAGTGGCTGCGTTCCATGATGTATCTGAATAATTAATTTTATACGTCTTTTCATTTGCTACATTGTATGAATCATAGTCAACGCTGATAGTTTTTGAAGCTGTTGCGGCAGGCTTAGTTTCGGATGTCGTAGTTTTGTGAGCAGTTGCTTTTGAACTGGTGGTCGTAGTTTTGGAAGAAGAATCATCTGATCCGCCGGTAAACGCAGCAATTCCAAAAATTACTAGAATTACAACTATAACCCAGATCCACCATTTCTTGTACCATGGTTTCACTGCTACATAAGTATTCCCGTTTTCATCTTGAATTTTTTTAGCCATTTCAGTCCCTACTTTCTAATAAGTGCAATAATCCCAGTAATAATAAACATGATTCCGCCAGCAATACCGAAATCTCCACAAAGTAATAGTAGGATAATGCCGACAACGATTATTGCCCAGCTAAATAAAGTATGCTTTTTGTTTAGAAAGAAGACAAAAGAAAAAGCGAGAACTGATAACAGGATTCCTAGAACTAGTTTTCCTGTATAAATACCACCGCCACCGAAAGCATCGACAAACGCAGCCGCTCCAAAACCAGATGCTAGCGAGATGACGGAAACAATCATACTAACTACAGATAAAACTATTTCTATAGTCCTTTTTCTGACCTCATTATTTGATGGGCTTACCATCTTATAGGTTTGACCGTCTGCTCCCTTTATTTTTTTTGACACAACACAATACCTCCAATAAATTTCAGCTTTTACCGACATCCGTATCTGGTCTATAAGTTATCCAAACATAATATTGAAACTCCGTATAGATTGCCTATCAGCATATCCTTCAGCACGTAATACTTCCACTAATCTTGCGTTTGTTAGGTTGCCGCTATCATTTTCGTAGTGTGAAGCCTCATGTAATGCTGTTTTAAGCCAATCAATGTCATCTTGAAGAGTATTGATATAGACGTCAGTGCCGACGATACAGCCATGATAGTGTGGATTGTTGACTTCGATACCCCAAAATTTAAGTTGTGGATACATATCTTCAATCTTTTCCAAGTCTGTCATACCGGTCACCTACAGTCTACGACGAAATTTCATTGCTTCCTTGACCATATTTATTATGGCCTGACGTTCCTCATCTGATATGTCTGGGTCAATAGAGTAGGCAATTAATTTTTGATTCTTTGTCAAGTTATCAGATGAAGTGGAGGGCTCTGGGTTATCTGTATTACCTAATAAGTAATCAACAGAAACATTTAGAACATCGGCAACGGCTTTGACCTTGTCGACAGAAGGTGTTTTTGTTTTCCACGAATAAATAACATTCTGTTTAAATCCCACTTTTTCGTTTAATTGGGCAAGGGTTAACCCTCTCTTTTTAGAGATTTCTTTTACTCTATCAAACATTGTCATAATGGTATTTCTCCCATGTTTGACGAACAATAAATAAACTTTAGTTATAAAATGGTTGCAATTATTAAACTATAGTTGTATTATTAGTTCATCAAGTAATCAAGCAACAAAATACACGCCTATCAAAACAATAACTTTGGCGAGGAATTGCGGTAGTAGTTGGTTTTGAATTGCTTATTTAATATGCCTTAATATTAAACTATAGTTTAATTAAAGTCAATAATACTTGATAAATTACTTTACAAAAAAGGAGATGTTTTTATTGATTGATATTGAGCCTGGACGTAAGGCGGTTAGAAAATATATGACAGAAAAAAGTATTACTTATCGTATGGCCGGAATATTGTTTGGCAAAACTCCGCAATGGATTCAACAAGTGGTTAGCGGGAAAGCAAAAGGGCCAGAAGCTACTGCACTAATTATTAGTATGATTAACGAATTTGGAATATAAGGTTAAACAACCAGCATAGAAAGGAATGACCCACATGAATGATTTAGTAATTATGAAGAATAAGCAAGCTGTTACTAGTAGCTTGCAAGTGGCAGAGGTATTTGACAAGCAACATAAGCATGTTATGGAGGCAATCCAAAACAAACTGGACTCAGCCGAAAATTCGGCTCAGTACGATTCGATGTTTTCCAAGGGATTTTATAAAGACCGAAGTGGTAAATCTAATCCAATGTATTACATGAACCGTGACGGGTTCAGTTTCATTGCTTTCGGGTTTACAGGTAAAAAGGCGGATGCGTTCAAGCTCAAATACATTGAAGCCTTCAACTCTATGGAAGAACAAGTGAAATTGCCAACATCACCACGCGAGATTGCAAGATTGGCACTGCAAGCCAATGAGGAAACGAATCAGCGCCTGGATAGCGTGGAGGGCGATGTGAAAGACCTCAAAGAGAACCAAGTTATTCCTAATCCTGAATATAGTGCGCTTAACCGGCGTGTTAATCAGCGCGTGTCGGAAGTTGCACATAGCTATGGCCATATCACACAGAAACAACGAGGCGAGCTGTTCAAAGATATCGGCAGTGGAATCAAGAAGATTGCTAACGTGAGTGCTCGGTCAATGCTACGCAAGAAGGACTACCAGATGGTAATGGACTTCATTAATGATTGGGAGCCGTCTACAGCAACTAAGACGATTATTCGGCAGACGTCACTTCGATTCGACAAGGAGCCAGCATAGGAGGTAAAACAATGGAATTTGAAAATGTACGTGAAGCACTGAAATTCTTGCTTGAGTATAACGATACGATGTTGAACCCTAACCTTAAATCTCGGGTTAACGGTGGTAAGTGGGAGCCGAGCACAGTTAGCGAAGTTCAAGCGACGAACTACGACGCTTTAGCACAAGCAGCGGACATGCTTGGTATGAGCGACCTTTACTTAAATGAACAGCCAGCATAGGAGGCGAAGCAAATATGAGTAAATGGGACACGCGAGCATTTTTAAAATCTGATAGGTTTTCAAAGGCCAAATCAGAAATAGAAAAAATCCTGTTTAGCAATGATCTGTCGTATAAGGAGGCCTTTCAGCTAATAGGCGCTATCCAATCAGATCTTGAAGCCAAACAGGAAGAAGAAAAGGTTAATTAATCGGGAAAGCGTCCCGAATAATGTTCGAGGGCATGCTTATAGTTATCTTCGAATATTTCGATTCCTAATCGAGCATCGTACGTATAGTGATGAGATTTAGCCTTATCTTTTTCTTCAGCAATATCTGAAATGGTCATGGCTTGAGCGGCATATAGTGCCATTTCATGTTCGCGATGAGAGCTTTTCATATTTATCACCTCGATTAATTGGAATAAGTCAAGTATACAACTAAGCCAGCATGGAAGGATTAGCAATATGAAATTAGAAAGGAGACTCTATTATGCAAGCATTAAAAGTGGCAACAGTTCCGATGCACGTTAAAGATATGGATCAATATGTATTAGTTGATGCAGATACGTATAACAAGTTGCTGGATCAGACTATGAATGGCCGTACTTGGACTATGGCAGATTTACGAATCTGGTGCGGTAACAAGTCAATTGATTGGTTGAAAAAGAACATACTTGAAAATCCTAAGTACAGTCGTGAGATTGGACGTATGGAGCAACAAGGTCAAATAATTCACAGGGGACGTGGCAGTGCCTGGAAGTTTAAGGCTAGCGTGATGGCTGACTTTTTGGAATCTCATTGGGAGGAATTGCCATGGTAGAAGTAGCAGTATTAACTTGGGCGCTAACATCCGTATGGTACAAGCGCCGGGAGATTAGAAACTGGTTTGGAATTTAGGGGGAAACAATATGTATGAAGAAGACATTGAGCACGCGTTAAGAGCACGTAAGTATAACGCGATTCGTGCAGACGAACGTGAGCTGATTAATGCTATCACTTACGATACAGATGGAATCATTAAGCGGCGCCCGTGCTTTGGCTATTCAGAAGAATTTATTGGCGAATTGCAGGAACACGATATTAATGTCTGCGAGCCAGATGGAAATCCTGATGAGAACTGGACGTTTACATTGCCACCAATGTATTAGGAGGAATGATCATGCAAAAAGTATCAATTTTACCAGTTAACGAATGGAAACGAGCGCAAAAAAAGCCATCGCTAGTAGCGGCTAACGATGGACTAATGGAAGAGATGCTTAACACCAACATCTACTCTATTCTAAAGCAGTCTCGTTTGCAAGTGCTAAGAAAGCGAGGACGGTAGTTATGACATCAATAGATTACGGCAAATTTATTAGCTTAGATTCGAATGGACTTGGGAGAAGAAGGACTCCATTTCCATTGGTTTCAATTAGTTCCAATATTATGGCTTTTAATGCTGCTGCAAGCGATGTAATAAATGACAAGGCATTTAAATATGTTACTTATAAGTATTATCAAAACCAATTATTGTTAGATCTTCAAAAATCAAAATCAGATGGATGCTACCGACTTTATAAACATAGTAGTTCCTTACAATCCAGCTTCAGGGCAGCCAGTACACAACTGAAAGAAAATACGGATTCCATCGATACTGATTTATATAACTACCAATACAAGCTGCTGCTGGAACCAGATGGCCATCATGTAGTCATTGACTTGGCACAACCATATATTAAAAAAGCTATAAAGTGAGGACAGTAATTATGGAAAAACCATTACCTTATTTAGAACAACAGCATTGCATTTTCCATGGTGTTGCACTGATTGCATCGATTGATCCACACGCATTAACGCCAGAATTACGTCAGATGCGAGACAACATGATTAAAGCAATGGACTTAAACACACTTATGATCGATAGGGGGCTTAAATAATGGCGAATGAAGTAATTAATCTGCCAGACTATACGGTGGACTATCAACCGGTACCAATCAAAATTAACAACTTGGAAGGATTGCAGGCGTCCATTGCGCAATATGTATCGCGTTACTCGAATTTAGTAATCACCGAAGATAACGTAACTGACAGCAAGCAAGTGCGAGCCAAATTGAACAAGCTCAAAAAGGCGCTTGATAATCGGCGCAAAGAAATCAAACGAAATTATAATCAACCATTACGTGAGTTTGAAACCGAGGTAAAAAAGCTTGAAGCCAGCATCGACATGATCATTGATCCGATTGATGAAGGGCTTGGTGAGCTGGAGGTTCAACGCCGTGAACAACGCAAAGCTGACGTGATGGACTTGATTGCTGAAATGGCACCCAATTACGACGTTGGGGTGGATGAAATTGAATTCGATCCTCGTTGGCTGAATAAGAGCATCAGCAACAAACAAATCACTCAAGAAGTTGCATCGTCGATGACGGTGGTAAAGCAAGCCAAGGATAAGTTGGCTACTGCCACAACGATGATTACCAAGTATGCTCAAGCAGTCGACGTTGATCCCATCCCATGGATTGACCAGTTGAAGCAAGGACAGGACGTCCAGTACTTGTTGCAGGCAATTGACCGACAAGTTGAATCAGCCAAAGAACGTGAACGTCAGCGAGAGCTTAAACAACAAGTGGCTGCGGAGCATCAGCAAGAAACGAGTACCGGCAAAATTGTCGATACAGACACTGGCGAAGTAGTGTCCCTTACTCGAACTTTGAAAATTACAGCCACTAAAGACCAGATGTGGGGGCTATCTTCATATATGAAAAAGAATGGTATTAAATTTGAGGCGGTGAACTAATGAGTCTTGAAGAAGCTAAGGCTATGGGAGCATTTGCTAGTGCATTGGCATTATTCCAACAGCAAGTTGTTGCACCAAAAGAAAACGGACATGTTAGTTATAAAAGCACAAAATATGATTATGTTATGTTAAAAGATTTGATTAAAGCTATCAACCAAGGAATCAAAGGAACAGGACTGGCTTGGCTTCAAGATACTAAGACAAATGCTGGTATTGTATCGGTTAGAACAATTGTCTTTCACAAAGACGGTTATCAATTTGAATCATCATGGACTGAAATCAAAACAAGTGGCAAAGCGCAAGATGTCGGTAGCGCCATGACCTATGCACGGCGATATTCATTGAGTACAACGTTTGGCGTTAATTCTGAAACCGATGATGATGGTCAGTCAGCAAATGATGGTGCACCGCAGTTCGAACAGGCCAATCATAATCAACAAAAATTGTTAACTAATCTGTTTAACGAAATGGCTAAAACTACTGGTAAACCAGCAAAGGATGTTCAGAAGGGGTATCTGGGGTTAACAACAATTGGTGCATTGCGTCATGACATGGCAAATTCATTGATTAAGCTAATCACAGAACAACTTGAAAAATTAACAGTCAAGGCGGGTGACAAGGCATGATTAACCGAAGCGTTTTAGTTGGTAGGCTTACAAGAGACCCAGAATTACGTTATACGAATGGCGGTGCTGCGGTTGCAACGTTCACGATTGCTGTAAATCGTCAATTTACAAATCAAAATGGAGAACGTGAAGCTGATTTTATTAGCTGTGTCATCTGGCGGAAGGCTGCTGAAAATTTCACTAATTTCACACATAAAGGATCACTTATTGGAATTGATGGTCACATTCAAACGAGAAACTATGAAAATCAGCAGGGAACTCGTATTTACGTTACTGAAGTAGTCGTTGATAACTTCTCATTGCTTGAATCACGTGCTGAATCTGAACATCATCAAAGTGCTAATAGTAATGACCACAGCTCAAACAATAGCAACAATAGAAAATATGATAACAATCAAAACCAGTATGGAAATAATGGCGGCCAGATTGATATTACGGACAATGACTTGCCATTTTAAGTTGAGGTGCTCGCGTGGAACTGCTACCGACTAAGTTAATTGAAAAAGATGGCGAGTGGTATCAGGTTCAGAAGCTCACCCATAAGCCTAACCTTGACCATGTTGAGACGGTAAGTGGTTCTGATGACGAATACTACACGTACTCTGAATTAGCTGACACACGTAAAGCTAGTCCACAACAACGACGCTTGTTCTTCGCGTTGCTTAGTGACATCTATACGTGGTCAGGTATGCCGACAGACTTCTTGAAAAACTTGTTTTATTTGCAGTATGAGTCATACACGTTTGGCAAGCAGATTAGCCTGTCAGACACCACAGAATCGTCTGTGAGCGATGCTAACCAGTTACTCGACCTAGTCATCGACTTCATGTTTGAGTGGCACGTGCCGTTCAAGGAAGGCTATAAGCTATTGCCACGTGAGCAAGAGTATTACCTGTTCCAGTGTTGCCGCCATCGAGTTTGCATGATCTGCGGTAATCGTGCTGATATCCATCATGTAGACGTTATTGGAGCCGGCTTGAACAGAACACACGTTGACCATACCAAACGGCACGTTATGGCATTGTGTCGAGTCCATCACAGCGAGATTGAGCAAATTGGCTCCGTGGCATTTAGTGCAAAATACCACGTCCCGGTAGATGGTATAAAACTAGATAAAGAAACATTAAAACGAATTGGCTTGAAAGGTAAATATAGCAGTGACTAATACACCGGGTGGGTGGAATGCCCATGATTGGAGGAACTGATATGACGGAAAAAGTTGAAAGACCAAACTATTACGCCATTATTCCCGCAAGCGTTAGGTACGACAACAACCTTCCGGGAAAAGCGTCATTATTGTATGGTGAAATAACAGCCTTATGTAATCAAAAAGGGTATTGCTGGGCAAGCGATAGCTACTTTGCAGATTTGTATGGGGTGGCTAAGTCAACAATTCAAACGTGGTTAAAGGCGCTAGAAATCAATGGTCATATTTCACGTGATGTAATTTATAAAGAGGGTACACGTGAAATCGAGCATAGGTATATCAGAATTTCGGTGGGGGGTATACCGAAAAACCAGAGTACCCCTACACCGAAAAACCAGAGAGATAATAATACAAGTATTAATACTACAGTTAATAATACAAGTAATAAAAAACATAGTGCGGCTAACGCCACACCACTTGTGCAACTTGAAAAAGATTTTGAAGAAATTTGGCAAGCCTACCCAAATAAAAAAGGCAAGGGACAAGCTTTCAATCATTACAAGGCTTGGCGGAAAAAATCAGTTGATCACACGAATGAATATTTGTTTAACAAGTTAGACCGCTATAAGCAGTATATCAAGCTTAACTCTGACTGGTATCACCCATTAAATGGCGCAACTTGGTTTAACGGACGCTTTGATGATGAATTAGATTTGACACCTCAGCCACAAAACAGGGGTTATCAAAAGAACACTCGTAAAGAAATCATTCCTCAATGGGTTAAAGACCAAAAGTCACAACATAATGCTAATCATGGAACAAGTAATCACATTAGTGACGATGATCGCAAACGTTTAGCCGATCGTTTGGCTAAATTAGAATCAAAAGGAAGTTAGTCTATGGCAAGCAAAAATTGGCTTAAAGAGCTGGAAGCCATTCATAAGCTAGAGGCGAGGTATGGTAGCATGGATAACGTGCCACCAAGCAAACTAGCTAACCTGCATAAGATGCCCGGAATTAAGGCCGTATCAGGCGATTACACGGAGATTACGCGTACCCAGTATAATGCCATTAAATTAGTCATGAAAGGCAAGCAAGGGAAAACTAGGACGTCTCGTGAGCTAAAACGGAGTAACAGTTGGATTGATAGACGTATTCGTGCGATTGACGAAAACAAATACTACATTACGGAGGACGAGAATGCCTAAACACACTAAGAAGCGTTCAACTATTAAACGGAAGCACCGGCGCATGAAGCAACATGCCGAAGCAAATAAAGCTAAAGCTTTAGATGGCAAGCAATTATCCAAGGAATATGAGCCGTACAACATTAATAAGTGGGCGTTCAGGGAGGATTGAAAATGATCAACAAGGCACTATTTACATCAAACAAAGAAGACTGGGAAACGCCCCAGGATTTCTATGATCGATTAAATGCTAAATATCACTTTGAATGGGATTTGGCTGCGAGCGATGGCAACGCTAAATGTGGCCATTATTTCACTAGTGATGATAATTCGTTAGAGCAAGATTGGGAAAGATTATCAGGAAATCTGTTTTTGAATCCACCATATGGCCGAGAACTAAAGCTGTGGGTTAAAAAGGCATCTGAAACACAATTAAAACACGATCAGTTTTTAGTGATGTTGATTCCGTCAAGAACTGATACTAGCTACTGGCATGACTATATTTTCAATCATGCTGAAATTAAGCTTTTACGAGGTAGATTGAAATTTGAAGTAGACGGAGTTAGTGGTGACTCAGCACCATTCCCGTCGGCCTTGGTTATTTATAATGGAGATGGCGACGACGATTAAGTTTAGAGGGATTCCATTAGAAGATGTTAGCTCAATTGATGGTGTAAATTTTGATGGGAAATTTGTTTATGGAGACTATGCAAAAAATGGTGATGGGGCTTTAATTATTGGTGATGTACTTGAAGCTGAAGAAGATGCGTTTTGGCCGTCTTGGTGGGTTCCGGTAGACCCTAAGACAGTAGAACAGTTTACCGGCCTGACAGACGTGAACGGCAAGGATATCTATGAAGGGGATGTTGTTCGTATATTAAGTATCAATGTGATAAGCGATATTAAGTATATGAGAGATGGTTTTACCCCAGAATTTGAAATAGACAGGCAGAAAGTGTTTGATGATGACAATGTTTTAGGCACGGCAGCTTTTGAAAGTGATATCGAAGTTATTGGCAACGTGCACGAAAATCCGGAGTTGCTTAAAGGCTGATTTTAAAGTGTTTCTAGGAAGAGTATTCAGTAATACACCTTTTATCGAAAAACGTAAACAGGAGGTCACAAATGAATTATAGGAATGGTAGAAAAATTAATGTTGGCGACATCTTATGGGCGAAGAATGCTAGATGGATCGTGACTGACGATTACCAGATGAAGCTCATTGGCAAAGAAATGGAGCTGACCCAAATGATCTTGCCAGTCTTTGTCGAATATGTTGACAACGTGCATACTAACCCAGAACTATTGGAGAATAAAAATGATTAAGTTTAGAGCGTGGGACAAGGAAAACGAAATCTATCTTTACAATGTGCAAGACGCTTATGACACGTTGAGCGGGTTCGTAAAATATGATGATGGCGATAATGCTAGCTATGACGAGTGTTGCTTTGGAGCCTTCTTAAATAATAAACGGTATGATGTTGAACAGTTTACCGGCCTGACAGACGTGAACGGCAAGGAAATCTACGTTGGTGATATTGTAAAAGTGTGGTCAGATGTGAGTGAATTAACAATGGAATCAACTGTCAATGAAATCGTTTCAGAAGATTATTTCGGGAGAGCAGGCATGTTTTTAAAACCATTAAGGCTACATGTTATTGAACCGTGCTTACATGATTCTTGGAATAATAAATTTGAAGTTATCGGCAATGTGCACAATAACCCAGAGCTATTGGAGGAACACAGATGATTAAAATTTATCGAAAAACGGCCACTATTAAGGCTGAACAGTTTGATGGTAGCTATGAGATGGTTGATAAGTATGAGCTTGATAAACCAATTTATTTAGCAGATGGTGGCACATTTGGAATCGAAACATTAGAAGGATATTTTGACATAGAAGTCGGCGATTGGATTGCAACTGGTATTAATGGAGAAACTTGGGCGATTAAAGATGATGTATTCAAGAAGACGTATACCGAACTGCCAGTAATTCCAGAGGAAGTTAGCCTATCAATTGAGGACTGGAAAAAGCACCACCGCGGACTTGACCAAATTTTCGGAATAGTTTATCAGCATGAAATAACTAGAACACAAGGAAGCACGACTATCAACTGGATTATGTGTGGTAACCAAGATACTTTTGCCCGTGCATGGATAGACGGATACACAGTGGAGGAAGAAAAATGAAATATAGTGAAGCAGAGAAACAGATCAAGGCGTTGTCAAGTAAGTATGATATTGACATGCGTGGTGGAGATTTTGATGTTGCGTATAACGGAAGGACACACGTTATTTATGTTAGTGGTGATTACGAATATGGTATATATGTTGGTTATCCTGAGATGTTTTCGGTTATACCATCTAGCAACAAGCTTTATATGATTCTGTCAGAACTAGCAATGACGCCGCTAGACGAACGGATTGGCGAGAAAAAGTATCGTGTAAAAGCGTTTGAAGATTATCTTAATTTAAATGTAGATACCCTACGTGCTTTTCTGTTTGGTAAAAGTGAAACAGAGTTTTGTCAAACATGTTTTACCCTAAAAGAAATTGAACAGCTAAAGCAACGTGAAGATATTCCATTAGACTGGGATAAGGTGGAATTGGAGGAAGAACATGACTGACACCGAATACGCCAAAGCAATCCAAACGAAAGCCACAGTTGCCAACCTGGAAATTAACGTGGCACTGACAACTGAGCAACAGGCACAAATTGGCTAGGACTTCATTGCTGACATTATGGAGTTGAGTGAAAGGGGAATTGGTAGTGAAACGAACGACGATTAGAAAAGTTGAAGATATTCTACGTGACTATCCCAAGATTGACAAGTATATCGAGAAACGTGAACAGGAATTACGTTATCCAACTGTACCACGTGATGATAATGTTGGAGGTGGCAAGGCACAATACAAGTATCCAGATACGGCGTTAAATACGCTCATTACAATTGACGATGATCGGCGCATTAATGCTTTGAAACATCAGCGGGAAGTGATTGACGATTGCTTAGATAGTGTCGGCCCTGACACTGAAGTAATCGTAAATGAACTATATTTTAAGAAACATCAGCAATACACGATTGATGGACTAATTACAAACCACTTAATCAACGTTAGTCATACTAAGGCATTTAAATTAAGAAATGAGTTTATTATGGAATGTGCTAAGGGATTGGGATTATATGAAATCGCGTATTAATTGCGTATTTTCGACCCCTATAATCGTGCTAAATTGGTAGTATGCCAAATGTGATTGACGTGCATGAAGTAATCCTCCAAATTACAGACTGGTATTCGCTGTGGGCTAATTGGTAAGCCACAATGGAATGTAGGTTCGAGTCCTACCAGCGATATAGTTACCGTTAAGCTTAAAGCGGAGTGTGTTTGTGGCGGAATAGGTAGACGCGCACAATTCATCCATGTGAGAGAGTATATGTATGTGGAATGCTTAAGACCATTGGCAGCGTATATTGGGTGGCTCCATGTAGGGTGCAAATCCCTACCAAGCACATAATTGGCGCAATTAATCTGGCCACCAAATTACATGCGGAAACATGTGCGCTGTGGTAACATAATCAAACATGGTTGCAAAAACTATAATCGTTTTTCTGATAACAACTGTGTTTAGGAGCCTGACATTTAGTTGGGCTCTTTTTAGTAAAGTAAATAGTGTGTATTGCAACTCAAATAATACTAAATATAGTATGATATTAAATTGTATTGTTGAATAACAGGATCGCCATCTTATGAGGCAACAATACATAGGCCTGGCTGACGTCAGGCTTTTTTAAGTACATACGATTAGGAGGAACTACAATGAATATAGAAGACAACGAGGCTATTGAGAATGATTGGAAAAAAGTTAATCTAGAGCTATTCGGGGTACAATATCCATTCTGTTCAAGCAACGAGGCAACTCATGCCAAAGCTGATTAACACAAAATACGGCTACGTCACGCCACAAGAAGCGGAGATGGATGCCCACTTAGATAAATGGATGAAGCGTCGTGCTAAACAGCATGGCGCTTTTAGTTTGGATAGGAAACGGAGGAAACAACATGCCAAGAACAAGAAGATGCCGCTATCCTAACTGCCATGCAATGGTTGCATTCCCTGACCACTATTGTCAGCAACACTATGAGCACGAAGCTGAGTACTTGGCTAGTCGGCAGCGTTGGGCACGTAGCAATGACAAACAATACACACACAAGTACAACACGGTCACGCGTTATCGCAATGAAGACAAGCGTCAGCAATACAGCTTCTATCGTACAAGGCAATGGTCACATCTAAGGCAACAAGTCTTAGAGCGTGACCATTACTTGTGTGCTTACTGCAAAGTGCAAGGCGTCATCACGCCTGCTAAGACTGTGGATCATATTGTACCGATTGAGTTTGACGAAACATTGAAAGCTAACATTGCTAACTTAGCTGTAATTTGTGGGAGTTGTCATCGTGCTAAGACGGACTGGGAGCAATCATACTATGGCACTGGTCAAGGCAACGAGTTGCAAAGCGTAACGCCGATCAATGATGTATCAGCAATCGTTGTGTTGATGAATAAGGAGTGAAGGTATTGAAATCATATTATATTGAATCAATCAATCTGTGGATTATTCACTTCAATGGTATCCTAGACCAACAGCAAAAGGATGCGATTATAAACATGTGGCATAAGCAAATAGGTGCCACTGATAAAGTTGTGGTATTAGATAAGACTATTGCACCTTTAGAAGTGATTAGTGGCAAGCTTACTTGGATGCAGAGACGATTACTAAAAAGGTTAATCCGGCGTCATGGATTAAATAAATGAGAAATAAAGTTTGGAATAAGTTAAATCAATTTATTGGCACTTGTCGTTCGATTTGAGCGGCTTTAATTTTATGAATGTAGTTAGTCACGATGAGAATTAAAACAACCCCCGCCCCCTAACACGTCCCGAGAAGAGCACACACATTGCCGTCATCTTGTGATAGAAACAATTTTTGAAAATTTTTAGGTAGGGGGGGCAACCAATAATAAAAGGAGGCAGATAAAATGAAAAAAGCGGATAAAGACGTCAACGACGGTCAATTAACGCGCACACCGCCAGCATACTTAGGCCGGCAAGCTAAGGTCGTTTGGCGTCGATTAGTGCCTTTTTTAGAAGATAATACCCCGGTTAAGCGCATTGATAGCGGGCTTGTAGAGCAATATGCTTCCCAATATGAGATTTATCGCAATGCGTATAAACATATCCAGGAAAACGGTGAAGTCCAAGCAATCTATAAAACGTTACAAGATCAGACCGGTAAAAAAATTGGTCGAGACTTCGTGGGTTACAAGCGTAATCCCATGACTCAAATCTATGATTCAGCCGTTAAAAATCTAACAAAGTTAGGCGCTGAATTGGGACTATCTCCTAAGTCACGTAGTGATTTGCTAAAATTAAACTTAGATGACCACAAAGACGAGCGAAGTATTAGTGATCGTATGAAAGAATTTCTAGGATAGGCGGTAATTATGAAAGTTGATTTAACACAGACACACGATGTCTTGGGTGTTTACCAATCAATTGATTGGCAATCCATTAAAGCACGTTATAACGATGCTGGTACCAAATATGCTTTCTCAGTTTTAGATGGTGACATTGTTACCGGTTATTTGATTAAGCTAGCTGCACTACGGCATTTGCGTGATTTACAGCGCCAGGGAAGTGTTGACTTTTCCTTTCATTATTCAACTAAGAAAGTTTCACAGGTTTTGAAGTTTGCGGCAATTTGCCCGAATGTTGATACTGGCGAACCCACAAAACTAATGCCATGGCAAGAGTTTATTATGGCAATGCTGATTGGTTGGCGCAATGATGACGGTGGCAAGCGTTTTTCACGAGCCATTGTTTCGGTTGCACGTGGCCAAGGCAAAACTTACCTTATGGCGATTATCACTGCTTATAGCTATTTAATTGAATCGTTGGGACTGTCTAACCAAGATTACTTAGTATCTTCTATTAATTATAAACAAACAAGTAAGATTCTGGGCTACATTAAGTCAATGCTGGCAAAGATTGCAACGATTGAACCATTTAAAACACTAATTAAAGATAGTGGGTTAGATACACGGACGTTATCATCACAGGCCGATCAAGTAACAATGAGCAAGACTAATAACAAGCTACGGGCGATTAGCCATGAGGCTGGTCAGTATGATAGCTTTCATTTCACAACAGCTATATTTGATGAGATTGGTGAAATTAAGACACGGCAAAAAATTTCTAAGATTGTTTCAGGGCAAGTTAAGGTGCGTAATAAGCAATTTATTCAAATTTCAACGGCATATCCTGATCCCACTGTTCCGTTTCACGATGATGAGCGTATGATTCAGCAAGCCATGGAACAAGATTATTTACGCGATGCTGATACATATTTGGGTCTTATTTGGTCGCAGGACAATCTTGATGAAACTTATAAGCCTGATATGTGGGTTAAAAGTAATCCCTTACTAGATTTACCGAGCCAACGAGAAGTGTTGCTGAACGGCTTGACAGATAAGCGCGATTCTGACGCTTTGTCGGGCACACTCAACGATTTCCAAAATAAAAACCTTAACTTGTGGCTAGAACAATCGGCCGACAGCTTCTTGAAACTGCCTGACGTTGAGCGAGCTATTATATCATCATTTATTTTTGATGATCGGCAAGTTTATATTGGTTTTGACTACTCGATGTTTAGTGATAACACGGCGCTAGCGTTTGTATTTCCTTATCTTGATAATAATGACAAACCACGATGGTTTATTTATCAGCATAGCTTTATTCCTTGGCAGAAAGCCGGTTCGATTGAAGCTAAAGAAAAGCAAGACGGTATTAATTATCGGGACTTAGCTCAAAAGGGATTTTGTACAATTAGTAGCCACCCACAAGGGCTGATTAATGATGAGCAAGTTTATCAGTGGTTACTCAACTTTGTTGAGCGGCACCGGCTGGAAGTTGTTTTCTTTGGTTACGACGCGTGGGGGCTAACGCCTACAATCAAGCAGCTAGATTTGAACTCGGGGTGGCCATTGCAAGCCATTCGGCAGCGAACTAGTGAATTGAAAGATCCAACTAAGTTTTTGCAGACTATGTTTGTTGAAGGCTCGGTAGACCATTTGGATGATCGAATTATGGAAAAGGCATTACTAAATGCTGAAATTTATGAAGACAAAATTGGTATTCAAGTCGATAAAGCTAAGGCCACATTGAAGATTGATGTGGTAGATGCGTTAATTGATGCCTTATTCCAAGCCATGTATCACTTTAAAGACTTTTCAGACGTAAACAATCCTGATAAACAGGTCGAACGTATGAACGAAAAACAAGTCCTTGAATGGTTTAATAACCCGGAGTCAGGATTGCTAGGAGATGATATTGATGATTTTTAAACAATTTTTTGCAACTATCTGGCATTATTTTGATGTACTATGTTTCATTCTGGGTATGATTGCTGGGGTATATGCAGCCTTTTTATTTGGGCAGGCACAGGGCGTTCTAGCGATTGCCGTAGCTTTATTTTTAGTAGGCTGGCTTTCAGAAGTCGTAACAGCTGGCCAAAAAGGGGGTGATTGATAATGCCCTTTTTTGAACCACCAACGGCAAAAAATAATTCAGTTAGTATTCAAAGCGTGCCAGTAGAAGACGATAATATTGTTAACTTTTTGTCGCCAACTGGTAGTAATGAGTATGTTAGCGCCAAGGATGCTTTGGAAAATTCAGATATTTATTCAGCGGTTAATCAAATATCTGGAGACTTAGCCACGGTACAATTAATGGCTAATATGCCACGAGCGCAGGGAATCCTAAACAACCCTAGTACGACAGCTAACGGTCACACGTTTTGGCAGTCTATGTATTCACAATTGTTATTGGGTGGTGAATGCTTTGCATATCGTTGGCGTAATCCTAATGGCTTAGATCTACGCTGGGAATATTTGCGACCGAGCCAAGTGCAAACCTACTTATTGGATGACGGTAGTGGCTTAACCTATACGGTTACTTTTGATGAGCCTAACTTGGGCGTTCTTCAATATGTACCACAGTCTGACATGATTCATATTCGCTGGGCTAGTACTGATGGCGGTATGACGGGTAACAGTCCATTAAAAGCATTATCGAATGAGTTACAAGTCAAGAGTTCATCTAACAGTTTAACGCTGGCTGCACTAGCACGTTCAATTAGCGCTCCTGGTGTCCTGTCTATTCAGCACGGTGGGCTGCTAAGTGAGAAGATGAAGGCCAGCCGTTCACGTAACTTCATGAAACAGGTGAACAAGTCAAACGGTGGCCCGGTAGTTATTGATCAACTTGAAGATTACAAGCCGCTAGAAATGAAAGCCGATGTTACTAAGCTGTTAAGCCAAACGGATTGGACGAGTAAGCAAATTGCTAAAGTTTTTGGCATTCCTGATAGCTATTTGAATGGCCAAGGTGACCAGCAAAGTAATATCGACCAAATTAAAGGCATGTACACAAATGCCCTTAATCGCTATTTACAGGCGATTTTAGCTGAGCTGGATAATAAGCTTAATGCTAAGATAACGGCCAATATACGGACTGCTGTAGACCCATTGGGAGACTCGTTTGCAGCTACCCTATCAGGGCTAGCTAAAGATGGCACGATTGCCAATAATCAAGCAACTTGGTTATTACAGCAGACTGGTTATTTTCCAGATGAAATGCCTGATGCTAAGAATCCAACGACACAACAAGTTGTGATTCAATCAGGAAAAGGAGGTGATAATGATGACAAAGAAAGTGATGATTAAAGGCGATATTGTTGATGATCAAACAGCCGGTTTCTATCAGTTCTTTGGAATGCCAGCAGTATCACCTTCGGGTGTTGCTGACATTTTAAATGATGACAGTGGTGATGATGATGACGATGGCGATGACGAAGCACTTGAAGTTGATATTGCTTCCAATGGTGGCGATGTTTTTGCAGCTAGTGAGATTTACACTATGCTAAAGAATTACGCTGGCAATGTAACAGTTAATATTCAAGGATTAGCAGCTAGTGCGGCAAGCGTGGTTGCTATGGCTGGCGATCATATCAATATTTCACCAACTGCTCAGATTATGATCCACAAGGCTTGGTCACAACCAGCTGGTAATGCTGACGATTTGGAGCATGAAGCCAGTATTTTAAATGGCATTGATCAATCAATTGCAAGTGCTTATGAAGCTAAAACTGGCATGGATCAAGCTGACTTGCTACAGTTAATGGCAAATGAAACATGGTTAACCGCTAGTGATGCCGTTGATAAAGGATTTGCTGACGAAATTATGTTTGCTAATGATCAACAATTGCAACCGGTTAACGCTATTTCGCACATTCCACCTAAATCTGCAGTTAATAAGCTGCTGAATCTAATTTACAAGGCGGATAAGGATAAAACTAAACCGTCTAAAGAAGAAAATACTACTAATAGTCAATCTGCTGAATTAAACAGCAAATTGGCTATTTTATTTGGAAAAAATCAAAAGGAGATCAACTAATGCAAAAAAATATTAACGATTTAAATACGGCTTGGATTGAGGCTGGTAGCAAAGTTACTGATATCCAAGACAAAAAACAGCAAATGGCAACTGAGCTTGTCGCAGATCCTAGCAAATATTCAGACGAAGAAATCAAAAAAGTTTCTGCCGATTTAAAGGCTGCTAAGACTGCCCGTGACTTTGCCAAGTCTGCCTTAGATGATGCTGAAGCAGAAAATAAAGTTGCCGGTAAAAGCGTAAATATTGTGAAAACGAAAGATGAAAAGCATAAATTTGTCGATACATTTAAAGATATGCTTCGCCATCCATCACAATATATGGATATGGTTACTTCTTCCGGTTCAGATGATTCAGCGGCCGGATTAACTATCCCGATTGACGCCCAAACCCGGATTAACGAATTAATGCGGCAATACGCTTCTTTACAGCCTTTGGTTAATGTTGAGTCTGTCGGAACATTAACTGGTACTCGCAATATTGAAAAGTTTGGATCAATCACGCCCGCTACTCTGATTACTGATCAAAATACAGATATTCCAGAAGGAGATTATCCAGCGTTAAAACAAGTCAACTATAAGATTGGTGATTATGCAGATTTGTTCTATGCGCCAAATTCGTTACTTGCAGATTCTGCTGAAAACGTGCTGAACTGGCTGCAAACACATATTGCACGCAAGAACGTTGTCACACGGAACGATGCTATCCTAGCGAAACTACCTAATACGCAGAAGAAAGCAACGATTACTAAATTTGATGATTTGTTTGATGCTATCTTCCAATTGGATGCGGCTTTAATGAGTTCTGCAACTATCCTGACTAACAAATCAGGCTTCTTAGCTTTACGCAAGGTAAAAAATGCTATGGGAGATTATCTGATTAAACCGGATGTAACACAAGATAGCGGAACATATCAACTTGATGGAAAGACCGTTGTATGGGTTGAAAATACGTGGTTGCCTGATAATTTAGATTCAAATGGTAAATACGTGAGCCATCCATTCTATATTGGTAATTTCAAAGAATTCATGACAATCTTTGATCGGCAACAATTAAATATCGCAACCTCAACACAAACTGAACGTGCGTTTAATCGTAACCAAACGGCTATTCGTTCGATTGATCGGTTCGACGCAGAATTAGTCGATGACGAAGCACTGGTTGCGGGATCATTTGACAAGATTGCTGATCAAACGGCCAACTTTGCGGCTAGTGCTGCTACAACGACTGACGGGAAGTAATTAGCCAACTATGTCGCCAATAAATACACAGTACAGTGACAACCTGGGCGGCTAAATAAGGATGTGATTTAAATGGCAGCCGATTTAAAAACATTGAAATCATCTTTGAGAATTGACGGAAATGATGACGACGAGCTACTAAAAGGCTATTTGTCTGCAGCTACTAGCTACATTAAGCAGTCCATCGGTGATGAAAATGGCGTTTCAGGGTTCTATGAGATGGATGGCGTGAGTGACTTGTTTGAAACGGCTGTTTACGCCTTGGCTGGTTCATACTGGTATTACCGGACATCAATAACTTCAAATACTGTTAATCCAGTAGATTTAGTTGTTGATTCAATTATCGGACAATTGCGTGGCCTGTATAACCAAAAACAGGACGAGGTGAGTGACAATGGCAATCAATAAGTTAACTCCAGTTGACTTTAACCAGCGTATACAGATTGGCACTGTTAGCACTGTTCAAAATCCTATTAATGGGACTAGCAAGCAGACATTTGTTAGCCAGTTTAGTTTGTACTGTGCACCCTATACACGATCAATTGCGTCTACGTATCAACTCACAGCCGAACAATTAGATCAAGTGGTTGTCATTATTAGGCATAATCCTAAAGTTTATGAAGGCGTTAAGTGCCAATATAAAGGTAAGCTTTACGATGTCATCAATGACAGCATAGATGATTCTAGTAATTATCTGTCTTGCGATTATTTGACACTCAAACAGGTTACTAAGGGGGCTTAGCTATGGCAAACGATGATATGGCCAGCCAACTAGAAAGCTGGCTTAAAGATGTCCACAAGCTAGTCCCTGATGAAACTGAACAGGAGCGGATAACTAAAGCTGGTGCTAAGAAGTTAGCTGATAACTTAACTGAAGTCACGAAAAAGAAACATTATTCAAGCCACAAAGATAAGAAGTACGGACATATGGCTGACAATATAAGTTATAACAGTAACGATATAGACGGTGAGCATGATGGAAGTTCGATTGTCGGATGGACTAATAAATTCCATGACATGAATGCCAGAAGACTAAACGATGGCACTAAACATATTAGAGCTGACTACTTTGTTGACCAGAACCTAGCCGATTCACAAGACGATGTCTTTAATGCCATGCTAGATGAATATAAGAAGGGGGACGATGACTAGTGTTATTACCAGTATCACAGGTAGCCAGCCTAGTTAACGCCCTCAATTTAACGTGGGTTGATAAAGTCTACCTTAATGAGATACCTAACGAAGATTTAGACAACACTACTAGTACAGTCATGCTACTGCAAGAGACCGATTCAAGCCCGGCCTACCTTGCAAACAGCACGTTTAAAGGCCTAGCAATGGGTGTTGAGATTCAAATCTTTTATAAGGTTGACCTAGCAGATGACTTTAACCCACTAGAAGCCGAAATAGCTTTGATGAAAAGCTTTAAACAGGCTGGCTGGTTAATTGTATCTAGTCAGCACCACACAACTGACCCAGATACCAACCAAGTAACTAAAACAATTTATGTAACTAAAAATGAAATGCTTTAAAGGAGAGATTTATAAATGTCAAAACACAACATTGTCAAAGCGACTTTTGCTTTGCTAGATGATAACGGCGACTTAATTAAAGATGCTACTAAAGGCCTATCTGCTGACGGGATTTATGTTGCTGATCACCAAGGCGAAGGTTTCAGCAAGATTGATGTGACTGCTATTGAAGCTGCCGGAACTCCCGGCTGGGGGAATGGACAAGTCAAGCGTACAGCCTATGGTAAGTCTATGCCTACCTTGGCTTTAACCGCTTTAGACTTAGACTTCAAGATTAACCAGATGCTAAAGGGGTTCACACAAAACGCCAATACAGGTGCCTGGGTACGCCAACTACCTAAGCCACACGTTGCGATGATTGCAGAATCACAATCATTAGATGGTGATATTTCAATCTATGAATGCTTTAACAATATCGAATTTGTCGAAGAAGCATCTAACAACAGCACCGATACCAACAATGAAGCTGCTTACTCAACAGTCCTAAATGGTACTGTCTTAACGCCGTTAAAGCCTAACATCTTCTTAGCAGCAAATGGTGTTCAACAACCATATATGATTGCCAAGTCTAATGATGACAAGTTTGATTTAGACAAGCTTTATGCCGAAGTATTTGGTGGCTACACCAGTTCAACGACTGGCACGACTGGCACTACGACTAATAGCTAGCAACAATTAAAAGACTTCCCTTAACTGGGTAGTCTTTTAATACATACAAATTTTAAATAAAGGGGTACAAATCACTATGAAAATTAATGCTAAAAACTATTTCAAAATCAACAAGACAGCCGATGTAACACCAACTAACAACATTATTAAACTGGCTACTAAGGTTCAAATTGGCATGTTGGAATCACAAGACACTGAAAAAGAAATTACTGAATTAGACGCAATGAAAAACGGCCTGGAATTGCAGGACGAAATGACCAGCTTTGTGCAACGGGTAATGGGTTATACCGATAAGCAGATGGAGACTATTAATGATACCGTCTCAATTGAACGGTTTGGTGAAGGTGTTGGTTACCTAATCATGCGGTTAAACGGTATCTCAGACGCTGACATCAAGCTATCTGAACAAAAGCAACGCAAGGCAATTGAAGATGCTAAGTCGTCAAAATAAGCCGGCACAAGCGCAACAGTGAGCTAAAAAAGGAAGTCATAAAGTTAAAAAACCAACAGGAAGACTTCGAATTACTAGCTAAACAATTATTAACTGAGGGGTTATCACCGAAAGATTTTGATGATAGTTCCTTTTTTAATATGATGGCGGCTTTGAACGCTCGTAAAAAGGAAGATCGTGCTGAACTAGTTGACCCACTGGATGCCATTAATCAAACATATGGCTTATAAGCGTTTGTGCCTAAAAGGAGGTTAAAAAAGAATGGCTAAAAAAGTAGTCGGCCGTGAGATGACCAGTAGGGTTGGCCTTGACAGCGCAGAAGCTGTTAAATCACTAAAGCAGTTAACTGCTGAGGTTAAAGCCAATACTAGTGGTTGGAAAGCCCAAGAGACGGCATTAAAGTCAGCCGGTGAGTATCAAAAGGCCGCAGCAGCTAGGGTAGATGGACTAGCTAAATCAATGGAAGCCCAAAAGGCTAAAATTGATGAGTTAAAGTCCCGTCAATCAGGCCTAAATAGGGACACTAAAGATGGTGAAGAAGCCTATCTAAAGCTGTCTGACCAGATTAACAAGGCTAGTCGGTCATATAACTCAATGGGTGGTCAGCTAGACCGAGCTAAGTCTAAACTACAGTATTACAACAGTGGCTTAGCAGACCTACAAAAGGGCTATAAACAGAGCACGGCTTTAAGTAAGTCCTATATTGAACGGCTAGAAGCCGAGGGTAAGACAGCCCAAGCTAACAAAGCTAAATTGGGTGGCTTAAAACAGGCCTACTCTAACATGGAGGCTCAATATAAGGCTCAAACTAGCGAACTAGACCGAATTAAGACGGCTAGTGGAGCTACCTCAGACGCCTATAAACGCCAGCAAGTGCGTGTTAATGAGACCGCAACAGCCATGGCTAAAGCTAAGACTAGCCAAAACGAGCTACTTAAAGCGATGAAAAAAGAGCCACATGCGTTCATGCACGGTGTGCGGTCTAAGCTTGATAGCATTGATGACAAAGCTAAGAAGACATCTCACTTATTCGGTACGATTCTAGGTGCCCATTTAGTAGCCAATGGGATTACTAGTGCATTTACAGCTATCACATCACATATAAATGAAGCTATTAGCGCCGGCATGACCTATGAAAAGGAACAGCAAAAGATGACGGCCACTTGGACGACTCTAACGGGTACGGCCACTAAGTCAAAAGCAATGGTCGACACTATCAATGATTTATCTGTGAAGACTGGTCAAGCTGTAGATGTTGTTAATGAACTGGAACAAGGGTTTTATCACTTGCATTCTAGCAAAACTGAATCAGACCAACTAACCAAATCAATGTTAAACATGTCCGATGCCGTTGGCTTAAATAGCCAACAAATTCAGGCGGTGACCCAAGATATGGTCAATGGTTTATCACGTGGTAAAGCCAATGCTGGTATGCTAAATCAGATTAGTCAATACTTCCCAATGTTCCGTGAACAGTTGGCTAAATACGAAACTCAAGTTAGCCACGGTAAAAAGGTTACAGTTGCTGATTTAACAGCCATGGCTAAAGCAGGTAAAATATCGGCAACGGATATTGAAAAGACATTTAATTCATTGGGATCTGGGAAATATGATAAAGCCGCCGACAATATGCTTCAAACAATGGTCGGAATGGAACGAACGATTAAAGCTCGTGTTCCAGCGTTAATTGGCGATATTGAAAAGCCCATCCTAAATGCTAAGAGTCCAATTTATAAGGCTGTTTCAAAATGGGTATCTGATAAAGATACCGATGCCGAATTTAAAGATGTTGGTAATGCCGTAGCACTTCAAATGAAGCTGATTACTAAGGCCTTTGGTGGTAAAAATATCAACGTCACTAGTGCCCTTGATAAGATGCTCGCAAATGTTGCTAAAGGCATTGATAAATTAGGGTCTAATATCATTGCCCATAAAAAAGATATTAAATCATTCTTCAGTTCAATGAAGACCGCTTCCAAGACATCCTTTAACGTGTTTGTACAGTCCCTCAAGGATATTGAACCAATATTGAAGATTGTCGGTAAGTTTGCTGAGAAACATTCTAAAGTATTCGCTGGTTTGGCTTCTAGTGCTTTTGTAGCAAGTAAGGGTATATCTGCATTAAAGCTAGCATTCAGTGGCTTAGACTTGGCTAAGGGCCTAGGTGGCAAGCTTAGCCGGATTGTGTTTAAGCCTAGGGTTGATGGAGCTGAGGGTAAACGAGAGCTAACCAAGTTTGCAAGTTTTGTTAAGCGTTCAGGAACTGGAATGGGTCGCTGGTTAAAGATGGCTGCTAAAGTAACCACTGGTAAAGCCAAGAGTTTAATCAGTGGTTTATGGGCCCACACTAAATCAGTTGGCAGCAAGATTGGCAGAGGATTGAAATGGACGGCTAAGGTCGCTTGGAAGGGTGCGTCTAAATCAGTCGGCCTATTATGGAAAGCTACTAAAGGAACTAGTAAACTAATTGGTAAGGGATTATCATGGACGGCTAAGATTGCTTATAAGGGTGCTTCTAAGGCATTCAGCGTACTAGGTGCTGGAATTAAAACACTAGGTAAATCGTTCCTATCATTAGGCAGACTGTTACTAGCCAACCCAATTGGCCTGGTTTTAACTGCTGTGGTCGCCCTAGGTGCAGCCTTTTATGAAGCCTATAAGCACATTAAACCGTTCAGAGAATGGGTCAATAAGACCTTTAAATCTATAGTTAACTTTGGCAAAGGCTTGCTAAAATGGGGCTCTAAGGCTGTTAAAACAGTTGGAAACACTGTCAAAAACATTAGAAAGAAATTTGACAAATTTAAATCTGGCTTTAAAAAGAGCTGGAACAAACACTGGTCAAACGTTGGTAAGAGTTTAAAGGGTGCATGGAACGGCTCGTTGAAACACACTAGAGAGTTCTTTAGTAGTGTTGGTAAGAAGTGGAATGGCTTCAAGAAGAGTTTCAAGAAGAGCTGGAACAAACACTGGAACAGTACAAAATCTGGCTTACACAATGCCTGGAATGGCTCATACAAGCACACTAAGCATTTCTTTAGTAACATGGGTAAGAAGTGGGTTGGCTGGAAAAAGAGCTGGTCACATAGTTGGAATAGTCATTGGAACAAGATGCGGTCTAACCTGCACAGTTATTGGAACAAGGATGTAAAGCATACTAAAGTGTTTGGCAAGTCGATGGGTCACTGGCTATCAACATTCAAAAAGTCGTTTAAATCAGGCTGGTCTAGCTTAGGAACTGGCGTTCGTAACATATTTAAAGGCCTATGGAAAGACCTAAAGAAGTTTGCTAGAGACGGTATGAACGATGTTATCGACCTTATCAATGGTGGTATCAATGCGGTTGATGCTGTTATTCATACCTTTGGTGGCAAGAAGAAAACCATTGCTGACTTGCATCATGTTCATTTTGCCGAAGGTACTGGTATGTTTAGCGGGGCACGGAATCCAATTACCAAGCCTACTATGGCTTTGCTCAATGATGGTAGTGATAGCCCACAAACTGGCAATAAAGAAATGGTCATGCTACCTAATGGTGACTCAGGCATTGTTCAAGGACGTAACACTAAAATGCTGTTACCCGCTGGATCAGAAGTGTTAAGCGCTAGTGAGACAGCTATGGTAATGGCAATGCAAGGCGTGACTAAGTACGCTAAAGGTACTGGGATATTTGGTGACATTTTAAACAGTGTTACTAGTGGGATTTCAGGCGTCACTAGCTGGGTTGGTAAAAAGGTTAAGGGACTAGAGAAGTTCTTTAAGACTGCCACTAACATTATCGCTCACCCAATTAAGTCGCTCGAAAACCTGGTTAGCTGGTCTTCTAAGGGCATCTCAGGTGTTATGAGTAACATTGGTCACGGCCTATTTAATGGCGTTGAGAAGCAAGCTAAGACGTGGTGGTCAACCCTATGGGGTAGCGTTAGTGACAGCCTAGATGGTGGTTCTTCTAAATCTAGTGGCCTGTTAGGTACCATTAAAAAGCAGGTTGGTAGTGGTTTCTGGAAGTTTATCAGCAAGTTAGCTGACATGTTCGGTGATGATGGTGGTGGCTCTATTGAGGGTGGTGCTATCACTCATAGCATGATTAACAAAGCCCTTAAAATGACTAAGGTTCCTCGTGAATATTGGTCTAAGATGCGGTCAGCCATTATCAAGACTGCTGACAGCGAAACTGGTAATCGCAATATCATGCAAACTATCTCAGATGTCAACTCTGCTAATGGTAACCCAGCCGGTGGTCCATTGCAGTTCACCAAGACAACCTTTGACGCCTTTGCATTTCCGGGTCATCACAATTTCAGGTCTAGTTTTGACCAAGTGTTGGCATTCTTAAACAACTCTGACTATCTTAATGCCACTGGTAATACCTCTATTTGGGGCCATGCTAAGTACGACTGGCTTCATAGTGGCCCACAAGGTCATAAGCGGTTTGAGAATGGTGGTATTATCAACACTAACCAGTTGATTGAGGTTGCTGAACACAACAAGCCTGAGATGGTCTTGCCGTTGACTAACAAGAGTCGTGCTAACCAGCTAATCGCACAGGCTAGTCAAGTTGTAAATGGTAACAATGGTAGTCAGATTGCGTCAACAGACAGTGAAAGTAATGAGAAGCTTGATAAACTAATCAGCTTAATGTCAGCCATTCTAGGCAACATGGGCAGTGTTCAAGCAGTCATTGCTAAAGCTGATGTAGTTAATGCTGTTAAATCGGATAATAAGACTAATTCACAATATTCACAGATGATGGGCTATTAAAGCCACCAATCAAAGGGTCGTCCTTAAATGGGCGCCCTTTTTACATAGCTAAACTTAAAAAGGAGGTTAAATCGTGACCTTACAACGAGATGATTTTGAATATTCCGGATTAAATAGCCGGGACGATTTACAGGTTGAGATGGGTAACGTGGTTTTACCTAGTGCACCGGCCATGGCTGAACAGGTGACTGATATTCCCGCCATGTATGGGAATCAATTTAATGGCACGGACTTTACCAGCCGAACAATTACTATACCGGTATCAATTTACTGTGCTGATAACCAAGACGCCTTTAATCAGGTGATGCACAATTTAAGCGGTCTGCTACTAAGTGATAACCCCAGTGATAATGGTAAAGAGTACCCACTAGTATTTGGCTTTGAACCTAAGGTGACATATTGGGGGCATATTACCGCAATTAGTAACCCAACCCCGATTAACACGGGTATGTATGACATGACACTAACCATTACCTTTGTGCAGTCGGACCCACGAGCAACCTTGCCACAGGTTGAGAAGCCCTTAAATAATGGCTTAAACACAATCACTGTTGATGGCACCGCACGAACAGCCCCAGTTATTCAGGTGATACCTAAACGAGATTTAAAGTATATTGGCTTTAGTTTAAATGGTGGTCAGTTTGGTTTAGGACCGGAAACCCCTAACGACCAAGCTAATGCTATTCAACCCGATGTTCGTGTGATTAATGACCCCATTGCTAGTATGGCGATGTGGACTAACGATGCCAATGCCATTGGTGGTATTAAGACCAGTGGTGAGTACAAGTATCAAGGTAGTGCTGAGATTAATACGGATACAACAGTCATGAAAGTAGCGATTGTGAATGGCAAAAAAGACTTTGGGAAGATGCCAACTAAGCAACTTAATCACACTTGGCTAGGCCCAACTTATCGGTATACTGGGATGACCAATGCCTTAACCGACTATCGCGTCCGTGCTGGGTTACACCATATGAGATATTCAGGCACTCATAACGGCCGAGCAATGGGAAAAACACAATTTTCATTGTTGGATGCCAATGGTAATACGATTGGCCGGTTTATCATTGGTGACCATATGCAAGGTGGTAAAACCTATGTGGCGCTCCAACTGTGCAAGCCGGGGAGTAACTTTGATGATGGCAACTACAAAACACTTTACTGGGGCTATGGCCCTAGAGGTGCATTTGCCAATAAAAGAGACGAAAAAGTTAAGATTAAAACTGGAACAACCACTAAAACAGTGACTAAAAGAAGCAGGTCTAAGAGAGGCAAAGTAAAGAAGAAGTCAATAAAAAAGACCGTGAATAAGTATGTAACAACCGTTAACAAAGAAGAAAGAGACTGTTTAACCAATGCTTGGGTCTTTATGGACTTGACGAAAGCCGGAAATGTTTATACGTGGGAATTGCATCAATATAGTCTCTATAGTGGCCAGCCTTATCACAATAAAAATAAGTATTTAATTGCGAGTGGCCACTGGGTAGATACTAACAATGAATATGAGTCAGTCTTAGGCGGGTTTGGTCAAACGTTCCTAAAACACCCTATCACAGAAGACATTGGTAAAGTACCATACAAGGCACCTTATATGACCCTCACCAGTTTACAAGTCTGGCAACATAACCAGCCACAGCCTAATGAACCCACTTATATTGCCAACGCGGGGGAGGAGATTGTTATGGACTGTGAGACTGATACCGTAACCGTCAATGGACGCTTGGTATCACCAGTCTGGTCAACTGATTATCCGCAATTAAGACCGGGTGTTAACGGGCTAACTATGGTTGGCGACCTAGATGACGCTCAAATGACGCTTAAATACCTACCAAAACTATTATAGTAACACTTTAAAGGCTTCCCAATGGGGTGGCCTTTTTACATAACTAAAACAAGGAGGTTAACCAATGGCTTTAACCAATCAATATTTAATTCTAAATCCAAGTTTGAAGCGGATTGGTACCCTGACTGTTGATGGGGCCACTAAATTTTCAAACGACAGTGTTAGAATCCAGCTCGCTGATTCCGATACAACTAGTACCGCCTACGATGATGACATCAATGTGGGCACTAAGGACAGCTACACCGGCACCATCAACCTAAACGCTCAGTCTAAAAAGTTTGACCACCAAGGTTCATTAGACGTGCTTCAAGGTCAGCCTGATTCAGACAAAGTAGTTGCTGGCAACAATCTCGCTTATTATGATGCCTTGTCGGGACACTGGTATGTTATGCACATCTATTCAACTGATGACGCTTCTAGTGCCGCTGTTAAACATACAACGACCATTAACTTTACTAATTTGTGCCTATTTACGTTGGCTCATCATTATCCTGTTGCTATGGCTAGTTCAGATACGGCTATCAAGACCGCTTTTACGAGTGTATTCAGTGATACTGGCTGGACACTCAAATTTAACACAACCAATTCAATGGTTCCGCCTATCTCAATTGATGGAAAAACTAAAGCGTCAACACTATTACAAACGTTATTGCAGGCCTATAACGTGGAAGTTGATTGCTACGTTGAAATTGACTCACAAGGTAATGTTCAATCAAAGACCTGTGAAGTTGTCGACCAGTTGAATGTCGATAAGGTTTATAACGAAGCAATCTTCGGTAAAAACATCACTAGTATTAAACGTACCACCGTTTCAACACCAATTACCAAGCTGATTGCTTATGGTGATAACAGTAATACCATGGCCGCTGCCAATGATGGCAAAATTTACATTGTTGACGATGAAGCTAATCGTAAGTACAACCCAGACTGGCAGAGTGGACTGTACTATGAGGGTGTTATTACTGCTAATAGCATTGAACATGCGGCTGGCTTAAAGTCGTGGGCTGAACAAATGTTACAGCTATTCAATCATCCTAGAACGTATTATGAGGTTAATGTGACACCGACTTTCAATCCACCACTAGGGGCCACTATTCGCTTCAAGGATGACCAAATCACGCCAGCCCTAGACGCCAGTGGTCGGGTGATTCAACGCACTATTAGCTTTGCCAACCCATATGGTAATACCGTTGGCTTTGGCGAATATGTCACGGTACCAGTTGCCACTCCAGCTTGGTTAGCAGGTTATCAGAGCGCCATTAGTAGTGCCATTGAAAAGGCTAGAGCTGACGCTAGTTCTGTTAAGCCAGTTGCGTTAACACCTGACGGCAATAACTTCACGGACCCCAGCCAAACTAAACGGTTAATCTTACAGGCTTGGGAAGGCAGCACTAATATTTCAGCCTATATTGATAGCAAGGGGTTTATCTGGCGCCGATACAACCGAAACGGCACTGTTGATACCAGCTATGAAAATACGGGCTATTTAGTACAGGCACCCTATAGTGCCGTTGGTACTTTGCACGGCACGATTGAAACAGGCTATATTCAATCAGCCCCTGAGGTGACACTAGATACCACTAGCATTAAGCATTGGGGTGACTTTAAACGATCAGATGATACGGTGGGGTCGCATAGTGCCGTTCAGTATATGTGTCCGTTAAGTAACGGCCAATATTTAACTAGTCGTGCATTGAATACTGGTTCAACCAAAGACACGATGTATGTTTTACACGATAGCAACTTTAAGCCACTTAGTAAGATGATTATGCAACATGGCGGCCACGGAGCTAGCTTCGATGTTGAAGAAGTCAATGGGGTGCCCTATATTTGGGCAGCAACTTACACCGACAATACACACAGTGTATCAACCGTCTCACGTTTCCCATATGTCGCCGGGACAACCATGCAAGCTAATGATAGGCGAATTGAACGATACTATTCCATGAACGGCTATATGCGTGTAAGCATGGACTTTAAGCATGGCTATGTGCTAGTTGGTGACGGTAATGGTGCCATGTATATCATGACGCTAGCTGATTTAAAGAATGGCAGTTATAACATTAAATACGCTTTTAACATCTTCAATTATGGCTATGAGGCTAGTCAAACGTACCAATCACAAACGCTTGATTTCCCATATGTTTATTGGAATTCCGGTGACGTTGACTTGCATGATAATCGCATGTTGTATGGCGTTAATGTTGTGCATGGCGGTCAAGAGTTCGCCCTAAACTTAATGCTTGATATGGACTTTAAAACTGCAGATGACGTGATGGAACCCGAAACGGTCAAAGCAACCTATGATTCAACAGGCAACTCAGCTTTGCTGCTAACGTTCAACTGTTGGGTCAATGATAATCCGATCGAACGGGTCTATTCGCTACCAGTTAAAACTAGGCCAGCTGCTGACATCCTAAATACAAGCACAAATGATTAGAAAGGAGGTGAATTAAATGGCAGAATCTAACGCAACACAGGTCATCTTAACCGATGATGGCATTAAGATTATCAATGCTCAAAATACAGCTGATAGTGCAGCTAGTCAGGCAGAAAATGCTAATAGTGCCACTTTAATCGCACAGTCAACAGCTAATGCTGCTAAATCAGCCGCAGATAGTACCTACGATTATGCTAGCTCTGAAATGGCCGTACATTCAATGGCTACCGCTAAAGCTCAAAGTACGGCTGATAATGCCTTTAGCCAAGCGGTTAAGGCAATAGACACCGGCCAAGCGGTTAGTCAAGCAGTAACATCCTTAAAAGATGGTTCCACGCTAACGATTGCTGAACTAGGAAGTGGACTAGCTGATAAGGTTTCTAACTCGGAATATGCTAGTTACAAATATCAGACTGCTAGTCAAATAGGAGAAATGGTTACTGATGGTGCTTTCTCAGCATATCAGCAAACTACTAAGGACTTGATTTCCTCCAAGGTAGCTAATAGCGACTTCTCATCTTACAAAGATGAAACTGCAAGTGCAATAGATAGTAAAGTTGCTTCTAGTGCTTTTGATTCTTACAAACAGCAGACTGCTAGTGCAATTTCTAGCAAGGTTTCAACTGCTGATTTCTCAACTTACAAGACACAAACTGCTACTGATATTAATCTTAAGGTAGCCACAAAGGACTTAATCGACCAAATTAATATCCAAGCTGGTAACACCCTAATTTCATCTAGTGGTCAACTTACACTATCTGGTAAAAATATCTATTTTGATTCGGCTAACCCCGTGATAATTCCTAGTGCAAATATCGACACGCTCCTTACTCGTAAGACACTAAAAGCGGCTGACATTACGGCTAATACGTTTAGCACAAATAACGAAACCTTTACGGTAGACAGAAATGGTGCTGTCACTGCTAATAACATGACGATTAATGGCGGCACATTAACCACACCGACAATCAATGGTTCAACTATAAACGGTGGGACACTTAACATGCAAACTGATGGCTTGATTAATTCGCCATATAATGGTATTCAACAGTCTGCTGACCAATTCTACCACCCATGGAAGTTGAACACAGGCCAGTTAACAATTGGTCAGGGATATATAACTTCTGTATCCTCTGGAACACGTAGTATCAATGGTATTCCTAAACAGTTCAATCATGTGCAAGGGACCTTATCGGCAAGCTACTTAAAGTTTACCAATGACTATGGTGCCCGTACTTATATTGATGCAGATATGTTTACCTATTCTAATCAGACGAATGATACAGCCATGGTTACAATTGACGCTGATGGTGTTGGAATCAATATGGGAACGATGAGTGCCCCAGCGTTAACTATTAGTAATGGCTATATTGACGCGTCATCATCTTCATCATACGGTGTATTCGGTTCTATAACTTTAGGCTACAGTCCTCACACTATCAACTCTGATAATACGGGCATTTACTTTGAAAGTGGTCATGGTAGTGGCAATCCGGGTATCGATATTCACGCTAAAGGCTTCCATTCAATGTCATCAAGACTATCGACTAAGCGTCAAGTAAGATTGTTGGATGATGAACACTCGAATAGTTTGTTGCTTGGAGCTGACACGGCAACCTTCCAATATAATCAAGATACTAATGCTGACAATTCTAATGAAGGTGTCATCATTGATGACGTCAATACAGCTAAACAATACAGTTTACCTGATGAGCTTATTACTCGGGATGGTAAAGCACCGACAGACTTAATGAGTTTCATTGCTAGGGTAATCAGTCAAAACAAATATCAAGCACGTCTAATTGAAGATTTGCAAATTCGTTTAAGAAAGGTCGAAATTAAGAATGAACAGTAACTATTATATTTCAAAAGTAGAACCTGTTAGAAATGGTGACGGAACTAATGTTTACTTTACGTTTTCTTACCCTGATAGTAATGCTCAGTTGAATGGGAACGTAAAACTAACTAATCAAGAATATATTGATGCTTTGAAAAATGGCACTGCTGATGATATGTATTCAGGATTGTATAGGGCAATTAAAGCAAAAATTATTGAGATTAACACAGATGCTACGACTACGACAACCACCACAAAGGAGGCTTAATATATGAATGTTGATGCACAAGCTTTAATTAACAAGCTGACAAGTAACTATGCCCAAGCGATTGCCCTTAAAGACCAGCAATTAGCGATGGCACAAGTTCAAATTGACCAGCTAAATGCCAAGTTGGCTAAAAAGGAGGCGCCTAAAGATGGCAAAAACGCTTAGTTTTACTGATACTTCACCACAGACGGTTAAAATTGGTGATACCACGACCAGTTTTACGTTAATTTGTGGCAATGATAATGTGGCAACGGACTTAACTAACGCCACTTCAATTACCGTTAAATTAGGCAATGCTAGTGGCTATCTTAAATCTGCCACAGTTGATCCAGCTAGTTTAACGGACCCAACAACTGGCCAAGTTACCGTTACCTTTAACGCTGACTTGATGACTAGTTTAACTGCTGGTAGCTATGCCATTGAAGTATGGGTGGTTGATCCTACTGGGACGTCAATCTACCCCAGTGATGGGTCAACCGGGTTTACCATTACCAATAACATTCAAAGTACCAATGGTAGCACGATTACCACCATTACCTTTGATGACTTTGTGAAAGAACTGAATAAAGCCGCAAGCACAATTGCTAAGGGTGATAAAGGTGATAAAGGCGATAAGGGTGACAAGGGTGATAAAGGCGATAAAGGTAATACTGGTGCAACTGGTATTCAAGGCCCCAAAGGTGACAAGGGTGACAAGGGCGATACTGGTACTGTTGATAATGCTGGTTTGACCGCGGCACCAGCTTTTGTTGCACTCCAAACGCAAGTTAATAATAGTGCGGTTGGGACTAATTTAATTGTCCAATCAGACTTAAAAGCAGGAGACATTGCTAGAAATACTGGTGGCGTTAATTCCAGTGGCGCTGATTTTTATTCAGATAATTATATAGCTACTAATGGAGAAACTGTATTTACGTTAAGTTCACCAGACTATGTATTAAAAGGTGATATCGATAATACTTTGGCAATGTACGACAGTGATAAAAGCTTTCTGGGTTGGCAAAGTATAACCTCAGCAACACAAACATTAAGTAAATCTAATGTAGCGTATATTAGATTCTCTATTAATTTTAATGACGAAGGTGGCACTTCTGGCAATTTATCTGATTGGTTGAACAATCATAGATACAAGCTAGAAAAAGGTAGCGTAGCAACAGATTGGTGCCCTAATCCAGCAGAAATTTTGACGCAATCGGATTATGCAAAAATAAAAGCGGCTATTGTAGCGCTAGGAGGTTCTTTATCATGAGTTTTGATTTAAGCGAATTTTTAACAGAAGGATTAATTAGCAGTGTTAACAACGGGTTGATTCCATCGGACTTAGCAACTGTATACGCTGGTAATTATCTAGTAAAATCATTGATTACCCAAGCTCAGGTTACTCAGGTATCCGATGCAATTACAGCCTACAAAGCTGCACAGACAGAAGCTACCGTAGATAATAACAGCGTACACTAGGAGGTAGGCAATTGAATAAGCACAAATTAAAGGCACTCATCTTAACGGTGGGCGCCATTTTTATGGCCTTTTTAATGGTCAATGTTACCAGTCAGGCTTCAACTAGTCGTGAACAGGGGGTTGATTGGTCTAAGTATAACGGTAATAGTGGTGTATTCGGCTATAGCACCGATAAGTTTGTATTCTCGCAGGCTGGTGGCTTCTATGGTGGGACTAATATCCCTCAGACCACGTATAACAGCCAAGTTAAATCAGCTCAACAGGCTGGTAAACGGGTGCACACCTATTTATGGGACGGTGTTGGTGGCAATATGATCAACGCCAAGGCTATGATGGCCTATTACTTGCCACGGATTAGGACGCCCAAGGGCAGCATTGTGGCGTTGGACTATGAGGATGGGGCTTCTAATAGCGTGACAGCTAACACTAATGTCATTCTAGCTCAAATGGCCCTCATTAAAGCGGCTGGTTATACCCCTATGTTGTATTCCGGTAAAGCTTACCTCAATGCTCATGTTAATGTGAGCGCCATTGTTAAAGCCTATGGTAGCTGTCTATGGCTAGCTGAATATCCGGACTACTTGGTTAGAACTAGCCCTGATTACAACTGGTTCCCTAGCATGGACGGCGTGGCTATCCTCCAATTCACTAGCATGTATAAAGCAGGCGGATTAGACGGCAATGTCGATTTAACAGGGATCACTAAGTCGGGTTATACGACTGCTAGCAAGGCTAAAGCACAGGCCAACATAAAGCAGGCTCATAAACAGGCAGCTAAAAAGGCCACTTTTAAGGTTGTTAAATACAACCAGCGAGGGGTGTTCTATCCTAACCGGACACTAGCTGTTCGTTACACGGATTCAGACAAGGTACGTCAAGTGGCTACCTATTACAAGGATGAGAGTGTGATTTACAACGCGGTCATTATTGAACATGACTATGTATGGGCACGCTACACCCGTTCAAATGGCCTGTATGGCTTTATTAAGCTAGGCGTTACTAACGGGCCAGCCTATGGGAAGCGAGTTACTGGTCAGCCGGTTAGCCATACGTATTACACAGTCAAGTCTGGCGACAGCTGGTGGACAATCGCACAACGAAACGGCCTGAGCATGACTACACTAGCTAGCCAGAACGGCAAGTCAATTTACACCACCATCTATCCTGGCCAGCGATTGGTGGTGCGGTAATGGCACAATACGACGATACAACTAAGTTATTAATGGACATTCAAAAGGATGTGGCCGCCACCAAAACGAAAGTTGAGAACATCGAAGAAAAATTGAATCAAGTTGACGATATTGGCGACAAAGCTGACAAGGCGCTTGCCAAGTCCATTGAAGCCAGCCATCAAATTGACCGCGTAACAGCCATTCAAAATTGGTTAATCGGTGTCTTGGTTAGTGGCGTGCTCGTCACGTTAGTTATTTATATCGCAGAAAAGTTCCTTTAGGAGGGAAAATAATGATTAAAAAAATTAGCTTCAAGAATGTCGACGGTAGTTTGAATGGTAAATTGATCGCTGGGATCGTTTCCTTGCTAATCGTTTTGATTCAACAAGTCTTTGCCATGTTTGGCATTAAGTTTACTGGTGACTGGACGAGTATTGTAGCCGTTGTTAACACGGTTCTAACCATCCTTGGTATGCTGGGCGTTATTACTGACGTTCAAACAGTGACAGCACCAACAGTTAAAAGTGACGAGGAAAGCCAAGTTGAAGCGACGGCTAATAAGGTTGCTGACGAAGTTCAAACACCAACGTCCGCAGTTGCTGCAGTGAATAGTTCTGCATCATCTGACACTGAAACGGCGTCAGAATCCGCCTCACAAGCAGCAAAATAGTGCTATAATAATTGTTGACTATACTGCAACTTTTCCCCTGCGCTTCGGTGTGGGGGATTTTTTATGCGTAAAAAGCCGCCTGCTGTAAAGGCAGACGGCTAATACATAAGAGAAAGCATCTTAGTGAAAGGTGAAACCATCATCTGTTTTCACTATTACACCGGCTTTCTGTAATCATTACAACAATTATACAATGAAAGCATAATTTTCACAACAAACTAAAAAATTCTCACACCAGCAATTGCTGGGTGAAATTTTTTGATGGTTTACAAAAAACACATAAATATGTAAAATTGGAAAAAAGACGTAAGGTGGTTGGCTATAACTTGATATAGAGTTTCATTCATTGTGGAGCTTGATCACTCTGCAACTTTCCCCCATGCTTCGGCGTGGGGGATTTTTTTAATAACTAATATTCAAAAGTATACATTTGCGTCTTAAAGACAAATAAAGACAAATTTTTGGAATTAGTAGTGCTTTTTAGTACAAATGAAAAAAGCTCGAATGCCGTTAAATCAACGTTTAACAGGATTCAAGCTTCATCTAGTTTACCTAATTATGCCCCAGGCAGGATTCGAACCTGTACATTGTTTCCAATACAGCGACCTGAACGCTGCGCGTCTGCCAGTTCCGCCACTGGGGCAGTTGAATTAACAACAATATTCATTATAGCGAAAAGTGCGAGAAAAATAAACCTTTTTCTATATTTATGCAGTAATTTTTCATCACTGATAAGAAAAAAAGCCGATAAGTAGGTTTGTGAGTG